TCGTTTGAGCAGGAGCAGTTGCGGCAGCAGCAGCAATCAGTTTCTCCAAATCTGCCTTAGATACACCACCAGAATTACCCATCTTCATTGTTCCGTCGCCAGACTTCTTAGCAGTCTGAACACCGAAGGTAGCTAAAACTCCAGTGAACACCGATGCGATAAAAGTGGGATCAAGTTTCTGCTCAGGAATACCAAATGCAGCAGGAAGTTTAATGTAAGCAAGAGTTAAAATACCACCAGACCAGACAAGAATACCAAGTCTGACCATTGTGCTAATTGCTTCCAACTGACCTTCATGATCAGTAGCAGCATCTCTTAGTTTAGCAAATGGACCCTTCTTTTTTTCTTCTTCCTTTGCTTCTGCTTTAGAAACTTCTTTTACTTCTTCTGGCATTATGTGTGAAATAAGGCACTGCTATTTAGGGTGCCAATATTTCAACAGTGATGTTTGAGTTTTGTATTTGGTTATATCTTTTACAAAGGGTTTCACTTGATTCGTGTTCCCATCGATGATATGCACTTTTTAGGGATTTGACGTAATCAGTACCACCACAACCTACCATTTCTTCGGCAACGATGGTCTTGATTAACACATCTCTCGTTAAATGTGTCATATGTAAATTCTTGTTTCCAACAATAAATTCTACATTATAATTCTTAAGAGAAATCAAAGAATTTATCTTGGGTGGTCTTCCGAAAAATTTCGGATGTTATTATTTAGTGATATATCCCTCTTCACGTAACCACTTTTCAGTCAAAGGGGTCGGTTTATACACCTCCCACATTTTACCATTAGCACAAGCATCCAGTGCTTTAGCAGTCATTCCTTCAGTTCTTCCTGCCCATCCCGCCTCTGCTTCCCAGGGAACAGCGGATGCTGGGTAAGACCGTTCTGCCATTTCACGGTACATTGTAGGTACATCTTCTTCAGGATTGATAATGGCAATCAAAGAGTTCTTAATAGTACCTGCCATACAATCCTGTGCTGCATGCCATCCCTCATGACGCATCACAGACATCAATACACCAGGGCGACGCATGTAAGTCTTATTCAGGAAGAAGTTATTACTTACAGTGTGATAGACACCACGATGTCCAACAGGAAAATATTTTTCATCTGCTAGAAACACCTCAACTCCGACCTTATCAAGGGCAACGAGCATTCTACCGAACTCGTCAGCAATGATACTATAATCACTATCGGGATGAGCATCAGCAATAGTAGTGATATCCTTGACTGGTTGGACATCTTTGGTACATTCGCGGACTAACATACACCCCATTGAGTCCATAGTGTAATAACCCTTGGTGATTTTAGAGTTATCGGCAAAAGCAGGAGTTCCCACAGAAACTGCTGCCAGCATAGCAAAAATAGTTTTGATCATGTGAAGTATTTTTTATAAAGAGCAGATGCTTCAAGATGTTTACCACTATTGGTAAGTAATTTGATTCTATCTAGAATCTTCTTTTTGAAAACCTTAGACGTTACCTCCATCTTCATCTCCTATGTATTCTAGTGAAATTACATCAGTACTTTTAATCTTTGGGTTCATCCATTCCTTGAACTCACAGTGTACAGCATAAGCATTATCTATGTCATCTTCACAAAGAATATGAATCCTATCAATTACATAATCATGTATCTTGTATAGGTTTTCTTGTAAAGTTACCATAGTCCTTACGCATGTAGCGACCTAGAATATTACTATTATAATAGGCAGGACTTCCGTCGTCAAGTGCTTCTGATAATACATTGTTAAGAAACAATTGTTTTGTTTCTTCAAAGTTACAATTGCCTTTTGTATCGTGAATACTCAGTATTTCTCTACTGAAGATCTCTTTGCCATACTTTTTTATATCCTCCTTTAATTCTGGGCAAGAACCATAGTACTTTTTCCAATCTGATTCTTGTTTTACTTTTCTTTTCTTTCCTGGTGGCTTTCTAAAGGACCAAAAGTATTTTCTACCGATGTACCGTTTACCTGTTTGTAAATTAGTAATCCTGTAGACAAAACCATACAAATCGTTAATGTCCTCAGATAGAAAAATTCTACCTTTAAAAACCCATGGGTTTTCATAACTCATACTTTAAAATTATATGAGCTATTATTTATCTTTAACCGGGACAAACCTAGTCTATTCACAATCAAGGTTTATGTCAAGCCCTTGATAAATAATCAATAAAGAGTTATACTGATGTCGGTCTACGTCAGAAATTTAACAATAAGTTCTCATTCTGATTTTTCAGAAAACTTTGAATTGTATCAGTTAGGTGGTCTACCTACAAATCTGTCTGGATACACAGTAGAGTCTCAAATGAGAAAGCATCCAGACAGTTCCACTGCCTATAACTTTACTGTAGGTATTACCAGTGCTGCTGATGGTAATTTGACCTTATCGATGACAGATAGCGATACTTCATTGATAAAACCTGGAAGATATGTATATGATGTAATGGCAACAAGACCTAATGGTGATAAATTAATTGTTCTAGAAGGAACTGTGAATGTGAGAGCAGGATTTTCTACTAACTGTCCATAATGTCACAACAACCAACATTTATCGTAAATCTGTTAATGTATACAGGTTGCGACTTTACTCAAACATTTGTATTAGAAGATACTCAGTCAAATTCACCAAAGAATCTGACTGGATACACTGCGTGTTGTAAAATGAGACGCTACGAAACTTCTAGTGAAGCGGGAACCTTTACAGTTGACTTTGGTAATGATAGAAGAGGAGGACGTTTAGAAATTATAATGACAAAAGCAAATACTATTAACTTGAAAGCAGGAAAATATTTTTACGATGTCGTACTACAAGATCCTAACAACGAAAGGACAAGAGTCGTTGAAGGAACCATTTTAGTTAAGAGAGCAGTTACTCGTTAGTTTTGCTTACTTACTGGTCTACCAGCATGTGATTTCTTCCACCAACCATAAGCATCCATGGTATTTGGATCGCTATTTGGATTTGGAATTATATCTTTAGTGGGATCATCTTCTACTTTTACCCCCTGCCCCTTTCCTTTCTCAGCATCAAGAATATTCTTTGTAGCAACTCCAAGACCTAATCCAAGTGTTCCAAGGGCAGCAATTTTACCTGCTGTTCCAAGAGGTTTTCTTGGTGGTTTTGGAATGTTTCTACCAGTTACTTGAGTTTTTGGTTTGCCAAAAACTCTCTTCATGAAACCAGTATTGAATAATCCACCTCTGGTCTGACTGCGAGTGATAGTAGTGGTTCCAGATCTGCCGAAAAGACCTTTTAACTTACCTGCTTGCCTTAATGCCCAAGGAGCAATTCTTGTTAGTGCTCCAATTCCCTCACAAACGGCATAGAGATCACTATCATAGCTAACACTCTCAGTAAGAGTCAGTGAAGAAATCACTTTCTCAGCAAGTTCTTCATCTTCAAGAGTCCAGAATTGAATAGTCTCATCAATAGTGTATCCACTCTTCAGCATAGCATCAGAGGTCTCAAGTACAAACTCTTCAAAAGTCTTCATTGAGAATGTATTTTTTCTTGGTTTTGGATTTGCTTTTTCCGCCTTTCTCTTAGCAACAATCTTATCATACTGAGACTTAGTTACCAAATTCATTGCTGCTGGATTATCCACAACAACAGCAGTTCCTGCCTTATTCAATTTAAAAGAAGCAGTTTGCTGCTTATTTTTAAGATTATTCGCAGTGTTCTGAACCTGCTGTTGATTTACTCTAGGTCTTTGTGCTGGTGGTTTCATGGTCTTATTAAGGACCTTAGTAGCAAGTCCTCTAGCACCTGCGTAACCAGCAATACCACCAGCAATACCACCAAGAGCACCGCCTATCAGAGCCCCCTTAGGACCTAAGAAAGAACCAATCTTTGCTCCAAGTGCGAGACCTGCCTTAGCACCTGCCCATCCGCCAGCTGTTCCCGCACCGACCTGTGCGGCAGTTCTCTTAACTGACTGACGCTTAGAATATCCAGCGTCTCTAGCATCTTTGTAGGAAAGTCCAACGTCTGCGATAGCAGCAGCAGGACCAGCAACACGACCAATACCACGGAGAGCACCTTTGACGCCCTTAACAGCAGGTGAAGAAGGTTTATATGAGTAAGATCCTCTGCGACTGGTTGTAAATCCTGTTTGTGTACGCAAGTCACGAAAAGTCATTTTCTGACCTTGTGACTGAGGTTTGGTAGGTGATGGTTTTGCTGGTGGTTGAACGAAATTAGTTTGACTTGAAGTGACTCTAGCAGCACCTGTTGGTTTGGTAGGTGATGGTTTTGCTGGTGGTTGAACGAAATTAGTTTGACTTGAAGTGACTCTAGCAGCACCTGTTGGTTTTGAAGGTGCTTGAGTTGTTGGTGGAGTTCCTAAATTTAAAGTTTGTGAAGTTTTTGTCTTTGTCAGAGTGGCAGTTCCACCCTGAGAAGTACTAGGTTGTGTTGGAGTGCTACCGCTGCCACCACGACCACTACCAGTACCAGAACTTGGTTTGCTGCTAGATGGTGCTGTACCACCAGCAGACGGTGGTCTTTGAGCAGCAGGAGCATTGAACGCCCTTTCTAAAGCACTTCTTCTAGCATCCTCCAACGACTTAAATGCCGCTTCACGTCTTGCAGTTTGTGGAACAATATCTCTATAACGACTAGTCATAGACTTATAAGTCTTTCTGACTTTGCTTCTTGCTGGTTTATCACCAGCAGCTGCTCTACTCACAAGATCATCAACAGTCTTTGCTGATTGTCCTGGATTTTTTACACCACGTTTTGATGGATTATAATCAGCATCGCCATATCCCCTAGTTACACTTCTAGTAGCATAAGTTTGAATACCTTTTGCTGTTGGTACTCCAGATTGTCCAATATAACCTCTTACACGACCTTTCTTAAAGGTTTTTAGTTGTGCTGCTGTAGGTGGTTTATTTACTGCTGCTCTTTTTCGCTCCAACTCTGCTCTGCGGGATTTTAAAGCTTTGGAAACTTCTGCTTGCTTAACTCCTTTTGGTTTCTCTACTGCTCTAGTCGCTTGGCGATATTTTTTTCCAGTTCCAGGTTCTGCACGTTTACCGACCATCGTTTCCTCTGGACCAGAACTTTGTGCTGCTTGAAGTTCTGCAGATCCACCCTGATTTTTTAAAAGAGTGTCTTTAACTTGTTGTCTTTTTTCTTGCTCTTGTGCAGTTTTGATTGCTTTTTTAGAACTACCGAAATATACACCAGATTCTGGTTTACTTGATGTAGCAACAACTGATGGTTTTGTAGATTTGGCAGATTTCCAAAGACCTATAATCTCATCAGAAGAAAGTGGTTTTCTTGCTGTATCAAGTCCTCTACGAATTCGTTGAGAAGAAAGTGATGATGTTTCTGGTCTAGCCTGACGCTGCAATTTCTTTTTGTCAGCATCAGATACAGGAAACGCTTCTTCTTTTATATTTTCAGTAATAAATTTCCTAAACGACTTCATCTGACGACAACACTTTTTCCTATATGGGTATTTATAAAAAAAGAGAGGACCTCAGTCCTCTCTAGTATAAGCGTCGTATGCATCATAAGCACCAAATAAAAAGTCATCAGAAGCAGCTGCCTCTTGGTATGCTGCTAATGATGCTTCCTCAATATCTTTCGATGGTTGCGGAATCGGAGTGAGTGGTTCAATTTCATCCATCTCTTTCCAGATTTGGGCAAATTCATCAGATTCGGTAGATTCAGTAGATTTGGTCCAAGTATGATCATGGGGAATAGGTTCAGTACCATATTCCCATGTATCATAATCTTCTTCGTTTCTTGGGTCAGAGTTGGAATCCTGAGAATGTATCTTTTTTGACATCTTGCTTGATACCTCCAACGATATATGATTCCACTTCAGTTTCCTGAGGGGCAACTTGGAGACCTTTGGAAGAAATCCAGTGTTCCGTCCAGGGCAGTGGATTGTTTTTAGCGGAGATGTCATAAAGTGGTTTCAGTCCGATTGCTTTCATTCTACGATTAGCGACCCATTCGACATATTGTTGTAACAATTTGTCATTAAGACCTATCATAGACCCATCTTTGAACAGGTACTCTGCCCAAAGTTTTTCTTGATTTACACAGTTTTCAAATGTGCTGATCAACCAAGGTTCTTCTTCCTTGGCAATCTTTGCCATTTCTGGGTCATCTCCCTGCTTCCATTTATTTAGAATGTTCTGAGTGATGGCAAGATGCTGGTTTTCGTCTCTGGCAATTAAGGAGATGATCTTTGCACTTCCTTCCATAAGCTTGAGTTCGCCAAAAGCAAAACTACAAGCAAATGAGACGTAAAAGCGAATACCTTCAAGAATATTAACGTTTGCAACTGCTCTGAAGAGTTTGCGTTTAAGTTCATACCTTGAATCGAGTGCGTAGGGGACTTGCTCTAATGCGTGCTGCCACTCCATAGAGTTATCATACTGATGGGCAGCGTTGATGAAGTCATTGTATGCTTCAGTAACGCTCTGAGCGCGTTCTACGATACGGTCATCGGTCAAGATGTGGTCAAACACGTCTGATGGGTCAGCATAGACGTTCTTGATGATGTGAGTGTATGAACGACTGTGAATCATTTCCATGAATCCCCAGACTTCCATACATGCTTCCAATTCAGGGAGGGAGCAGTATGGAATGAATGCCATACCAGGACCACGACCCTGAACAGAGTCCAGCATAATCTGATACTTTAGGTTAGAAGTGAAGATATGCTTTTGCTCTGGACGCAGTGTCTGATAGTCACTGCGATCTTTTTGTAAGGAGACCTCCTCAGGTCTCCAGAAATAACCAAGTTGTTGTGTTGTTAGTTTATCAAAAACTGGGTACTTGTAAGAGTCGTATCTTTGGATACCCAAAGGTTTTCCAAAGAACATTGGTTGCTTCTTGGTGTCAACTGTTTCTGAGTTGAACACCGTCATAGAATTTACCACGGGTTTACTCTCGCTGTTCGTCTTAAATCTTACAAGACTCACACTCTTCCTCCTCTGCTTGTTCTATTTGAGCGATTAGATTATCAAGACTTTCTTTGGTATCTTCTACCTCATCGGTCTTGAAGTCATATGTGTTTTGGTAGTAACTTGTCTTCCAACCATACTTATAAGTGGTCAGAAGGTCCTGTGCCATCACGGAGACGGGTACTTCATTATCTGGATACTGGGTTGGGTTATAACTCCAGTTTCCACTGATTGCTTGGTCAAAAAACTTTTGCATAACAGCAACAATATTAATGTAACCCCTATTAGACTCCATGTCCCAGAGAAGTGTGTAATTGTTCTTAAGGCTAGCATACTGGGGAACGATTTGTTTGAGTGGTCCTTTTTTGCTCTTCTTAATGGACAAATACCCTCTAGGTGGTTCGATGCCATTTGTTGCGTTTGACACAACGGAACTGCTCTCTGATGGCATTTGAGCAGACAGTGTTGAGTTCCGTACTCCATGTTCCTTGACCCTAAGTCTAAGACTCTCCCAATCATAGTGAAGCTCATTCGGAACTATTTCATCGACATCATGTTTATATGTATCGATTGGAAGAATTCCATTGCCATACTTGGTACGGTTACTGTATTCACAGGCACCTTTCTCTTGTGCCAGGTCCACTGTAGCAGAAATCAAGTAATATTGGAAGGCTTCTGTCAGTTTGTGAACTGCTTCCCAAGCACCTTTATCGGCGTAATTATACCCCTGCTTCGCCAGGAAGTGCGCTAAACCGATATAACCGATTCCAAGTGAGCGGCGTGCCTTTGTGGCGATTTCTGCTGCTGTGATGGGGTAGTTTTGAAAATCAATAAGTTCATCAAGACTCCTAACAGCAAGATCGCAGAGAACTTCAAGATCCTCAAGATCCCTAATTTTTCCAACATTAATAGCAGAAAGAATGCAGAGAGCAATTTCACCGTTAGGGTCGTCAATGTGTTGGAGTGGTTTGGTTGGGAGAGTAATCTCCTGACAGAGGTTACTCATCTCAACTTTATCCATGAAGGAAGAGTGAGAGTTGCAGTGGTCAATGTTCATGATGTACAAACGACCAGTCTCTGCGCGTTCTTTCAGGATGTCGAGGAAGAGTTCTTGAGCACCAATGGTTTTTCTAGGGACCGACGCATCTGCTTCGTACTTTCCATATAACTCATCAAACTCAGGAGTACCGAAAGCATCATAAAGCCCAGGCACATCGTGAGGACTAAAGAGACTAATGTCCTTGTTAGTGATAAACCTTTCATAGAAAAGTTTAGAGATTTGGATGGAGTAATCAAGTTTTCGGACACGGTTATCTTCGGTTCCTTTATTATTTTTTAGGACAATGATGTCTTCGATTTCTTGGTGCCAGATTGGGAAGTGGACAGTCGCTGATCCACCTCTGATGCCATTTTGAGTGCAGCATCGGACAGTTGCTTCAAACTTCTTGAGGAAAGGGACAACGCCTGTGTGCTGAACTTCTCCGCCTCTGATTTTAGCGTTGATGCCACGGATTCGACCTGCGTTGATGCCGATTCCCGCCCTTTGTGCAACATACCTGCCAATTGCCATATCAGAGCTAAAGATAGAATCGAGGGAGTCATCAACATCAACAAGAACACAGCTAGCATATTGTCGAAGTGGAGTTCGCACTCCCGCCATGATAGGTGTGGGAATGTTGATTTTGTGCTTTGAGATTGCGTTGTAGTATTTTCTGACATATTCCAGTCTGGTTTCCTTAGGATACTTAGAAAAAATAGTTGCCGCAATCAAGAGGTACATGAATTGTGGTGTCTCATATTGAGCACCTGTGCTGCGGTCTTGAACCAGGTACTTGTCAACAACCTGACGAAGACCTGCGTAAGTAAACAGGTAATCACGTTGATGGTCAATAAAAGATTCGAGTTTATCAAACTCTTCCCTAGTATAAAGATTTAGAATCTCTGGATCGTAGACTCCTTTATTAACACAATTCTTAGTGTGCTCGTAAACAGTCAGAGTGTCATGTCTACGACCATTAATTTGCTTTCTGAGAGCGAACAGAAGCAAACGTGCTGCCACGAATTGATAGTTGGGATGGTCCAGATCAATAAGGTCGCTAGCAGAGCGAATCAGAATCTCTTGAATCTCTGCTGTAGTGATGCCATCATAAAACTGAATTCCAGACTGCATTTCAACCTGAGAAGCAGAAACTCCTGCTAGATCTTTACATGCTTCTTCCACCATAACGTGGAGTTTATTCAAATCAAGAGGTTCAGTTTTTCCGTTTCTCTTAACTACCTTTGTCCCGTTGCTCATATTTTTTTCCAAGTGTTGAATTTAACTTTTGCTTCTAAACCAGAATATGTATTTAATTTTAACATAGACATAACGTCATGTCCAGCAAGGATCATATCGTTAATATCTTTCTCTACAATGTTGTTTCCCCAGATAACTACTTTGTCTCCTCTATCGATAAGTTTGGCGATTCGGTTGACGATTTCTCGGTTACGTGGTTCATTATCAAGAACCCAAATATAATCGCGCCAACCAAGCGACCGAATATCAACATCGGACCCGCACATAGCAACAGCGTTTTCCACGAACGTGGAGTCAAAGGGTCCTTCAACAATGTAAATCGGTTTTTCTTCATCGATGGTTTCAAGTCCGTATAGTTTCGGAGAATCATCGTTCAACATCACAGTGATATATTTAACCGGATTAGGAACTAGACTTCTACCCTGAAAACCGATTAGATTTTTATCCCTATCGTACATAGGGATGATAATACGCTGCTCATCTCTACCAATAGTGTCAAAGGTTTGTTTTTGTGTATTTGTCCACTGTTTGAACTTGTCAGCAAAGTAAAACTTTTCTGGATTTAGATTTCTTTTAAGTAAGTATTCCCTAGCAACTTCAGATTCAGATGCTCTAGGTAAATCGACCTTCTTTTTGAAAATAGGTTTCTTGAAAGTGAACTCTGGTTCATCAACAACAAAACTTCTACCAGTATGTCCCTCCTTGAACTTCTCAAGGGTATACTGCTTATAGAGGGTTGTATCAATCTTCTTGAGGAAATTATTCAAGGACAAACTAGCACCGCAGTTATGGCATTTGAAGTTTGTATTATTCTTCACGACATAAAAATACCCCCGCGTCTTGTTCTTGTTCTTCTGTGAATCACCACAGATAGGACAGCGGAAGTTATACAGGTCTGCCTTGACCTTCTTGAATTTTTGTAGACGCGAAGATACTAGTCCAATATACTTGGAATCAACTAGATCCATTACAAAAGGTCTTTACTGTCGCTCTATTATAGCAGCGGCTTGGGGTGAAGTCAAGAAAAATGGTGCTAATCTGCTGCCCGCACCAATAAGAAGTGCTGCCACTACTAGCACTCCACCAACTTGCCAACGGAACTTTGAGAATGCTTTTATCTCTACCTGTAACCTATCAATTCTATCGTGAATGACCTTATGGTCCTTTTCACTTTCTGCTTTTAACTCATCAATCATTTTGATAATGAGTGTATCCGTCTTCATACTTTGCTCTATTCTCTCATCGTGCTTTGTGAGAATCTGAGCAATACGATTATTACCTTCAGATATCTTTTCTACAGCGGACTCCAACTTTGCCAGCATTTCGCGTGACAGGTCTTCATACATATCAAGTTTAGATTCAAGAACCGCTACCTTTGAACCTTGACTGAACATTTTATGCCATCCAGCGTTTTCTAACACCAGGAAAACATCCTCTACCAATAATAGTGGGTTCTCCTTTCTTTCTCTTTTTCTTTACAGGAGGATCATCACCTGCTTCAACAGTACCAGCAATCTGACCATGTGATATAGACATGGTTGGACCACCCTCCTCTTTGAGAGTTCTAACAATATCAATAATTCTATCGATGTCCATTAGAGATTCTTTAACTCTTGTAAGCAAACTTCGTCTATTTCAATCTCATTTATTACTGTCTTAGGATACTCTGGTACCCTATTCAAGAAAACAAGAAAACTTTTTATTGCTGGCCAAAGGTCTTGCTCTAAGTTATAGAACAAAAGAGGAACAGCAGCATCATCAAATACATTGAAAAGAATGATAAGATGATTTAATATCAGATGAATCTTAAGTTCACCAGTATTCTTATATCTTTTCAACAATCTTTTTATATAACGAATCCGTTTCAGATCAGACTCAAAGTCATCTCTGGTAACAGCTTGAGGATTGTTATAGAATTTTATAGCGAAGAGTAAGTAATTACTCTCATTCAATTCGTCAAATCTCATACATCACTCAATTATCATTCTGGGAATACTGCGTCGTCGTTTTGATCCAGACCAGTGATTCCGATTGCTACCAGAGTTTCTGACTTAACTCTAAGAGTTCCATGAACATCGACATAGGTTGTGATTCCAACCCATCCGCCATGAGTAACTGCATAGGCAGTTGTTGCTGCTAATCCAACCTCAGTTTCATCGACACCATATACTGTGAAGTTGGAAGTATCCATCCCTTCATGATGTGCCGCGAACTTTGGCTCGTCACCAGATACATCTCCAGATCCCCAAAGTGGTGCCATGTCGTTTTACCTTTGAATCTTGTATAAAGATATTTATAAAAAGTAAGGTATCACTCTTCGCGTGCAACCATTGCCTTCTTGACAACTTCAAGAAGTTGATCGTCCATGTCAGTCTTGGTTAACTTAACCGCTTTACCCAAGATAACAAGACAGATCTCAACCAACTTTTCACCGAGTTCTTCGTTCTCTGGAATCTTGTTGACGGCATCAGAAATTACCTTAGATGCTAAAGGGAGTAAAAATGAAAGCATTGTTTTATCACATACTTACATTATATAGTATACTTTGGTATTTTTTTAGACTCCCTTCAATCCACCAGGAAGTTGTGGACCCGTTCTCTTCAAAAATTCTTTTTCCGATCCCATTCCACGAATTGCCTTGTTATATATCCTTGCAGTTTTTTTTGCTTGATTGTGCTTATCATAATCAATTGGATCAGGCATTACACCTTCGCAAGTTGCTGCCAGTTTAGCATCAGAAGATGTCATTGCCTTCATGGTTTTTTCTTCACCAGGCATCATATCCATAATCAATGGGTTCTTAATGCCCATTGCTCTTAACTTATTCTTGAGAAGTTCTCTATAAGTTCTTCTTTCTTGTGGAGAACATTCCTTCTCTTCAGATTTCTTTTCTTCCTTGACAGATTCTTCTACCTTACCCTTTCCACCACAGTGTTCGCAGTCAGAACCACATCCACATCCACTTTCAGTAATTTTGTTTCCACAGCAGGAACATTCCTTGCCAATCTTGCTTTCTTCTACTTTCTTCTTCTCAGCAATCATATCAAGAAGTTTAGAAGTGCTCTCACTAACACCTTCTTTCGTTCCATCCATTACTTTGACAACACCATTCTTGTAGTTGTCTACGTTTGTTCCGGTAATTTTACCTCTATTTTGACCTTCAGTTGAAGTAGTTCCATCAACAAGGAACTCTTCGTTCATTTTTTTCTTCTTAGCAATCGCTGCGTTGATAGCATCACGACGATTGTAGATATAAGAATCAGTCTTATCCTTCTTACCGTCGTCGTTTACATCACCATCTCTCTTGCTCTTAGCAACGGGTTTGTCAAGACCACCTTTGTTGGGAACTTCTTTCTTTTTGCCCTCATAAGGATCACCGTGCTCGGTCATCTCAACATCAAGACCCTTTGCTCTCAGTTCGGTGATTTTCTGGCGGTCAGCATATCTGACATAAGAACGACCAGACTTTTTATCAGTAACTCTTACCTTATATTTCTTCTCCGAAGTCATATCTTCCTCAATGACTTCTTCCTTAATATTCTTCTCAACGAAGACTTGGAACATTGCCTTTGCGACGGCACTGCTGGCACCATCAGACATAGCATCATAATGTGCTACTTGCATTTCTTTATTCTTGTTCACTTCCGCCTTCTTGATAAAAACTCCACCCCCAAGAGGTCCACCTTCTTTGGGTTTGCCAGTTTTGGGATCTGTATATACTTTGATTCCGGACTTTCCAGTCTTAGGATCTTCCCAAGGATTCAGAGTTCCTTGAACATTTGGGAAACCCTCTTTGACTTCTTTCTTCTCACCACCACCATCTTTGCCAAACAGTTTTGCTCTAACTGCTGCCTGCTCAGGAGCAGTAAGATTGCTGTTAGACATATACTGAGAATACGCTGCTCTTAGATCGATGCCCTCTCTTCTGGCACGATAGCGAATATCATAGACCGCCTGACGGATCTTCTTCTCAGAACCCTCACCTTCTACATTACCTTCACCTTTTGACGCAGCAGCAGGTGCCGCCTTCGCAGGGGCGAACTTGCGTGCTGGGAGTTCCTCAAATATCTTTTTAGTCATCGGAAGATTCTACGATTACGATTTCCTTATCTTATATTTATTTATAAATGCGATTCCGCTAGACATAGCGCCTGGAACCATTGATTCAACATACTTTCGGTGAGCATCAGTTCCAATTAAACGTTGATTTGCGGGGACACCAGAACGAGTAGTTCCATTGACAACTGCTTCGGTTACATCCTTAATCCATGCCTTAAACATAATCTTATCCTCAGTAACACAGATAAGATGATTAGCACCTCTACGAACAATACGACCAACCAATCCAGTATTGAGATTCTCCACCAATTCACCAATACGGAAAATTGCTTTACTTACATAATTTTCACGAAGAGTATCTTGGTCAAACTTAGGTGCCATCTCCCAGATACCCCACTCCTCGTTGATACCCATCGACATTCTTGTGGTATCAAAAAGTTGCTTTGCTTCTCTGCGAGGGAAACCCTCAGGCATAGCAGACATAAAAGTTTTGAAATCGTTCTCGGAAGCAGCAAGTCTCAATCGAGACGCAGACATCCCTTCAACTCCATCAGCATCAGGGTCTCTATCACCAGCAGAAACGACCTCAACATTGTCGAACTGATACAGAGAACCATTATAGTTATTAGCAAGTTTATCAAACTCCTTTACTCTATCGGCACCACCAACAATTCTTACATTGGTGTATCCATCATTATGTGCTTTCTTTAAAACGTCAAAAATAGTTCTAGTATTCTGATCATTCTGAATTCTTGAACTATGCTGGGGAAACATCCCTCTCATAAATGCTACCTTTGTATCAGCATCCAAAGGATTCTTTTTAGGATCATTTGAACGTGAAGGTACAATCATATAATCACTTCCGTCTGCTTCAGCAGCAGAGGCAGCAGTATCCATTAACTGTTGGTGACCAGCATGTGGAGGATTAAATCTACCAAAAGCAATGGTCAAAGTTCCTTTTGTTTTGGGCACAGGAGGTGGACCTGCTTTTAAATCTGGACTCTGAAGTTGAGACTGAACAGCATCCGCTTGTACTGCCTGTTGTTCTATCTCCTTTTCAGCAGCAACAGCATCCATCTCATCTGCTTGTGCTCTCAGTTCATCAGACGATGGTTCGGATGCGGGTTCTTGTTGCTTAAGTGATGGATCTGTAAAGTTTGGATCTGAGATATTCTTTTCCAGTTCAGTTTGGTCAGGATCTCCCTTACCAACTTGCTGTCTCTTATTATAAAACTTTAATCTTCCCTTTTCTGTTTTGGCGACAAACTCTTTGGTGGTTCTATCATACCATCCACCATGCCCGTCTCCTTCAAGACCAAGACGTGCTGCCTGCTGCGCTGCAGATTCACTAAGAAATTGGAAAAAACTTTTCATTGATATTTGTTTCTGCGAAGTTCTAAAGTTACAGAGCCTCGATTGGCGGTAATGTACTTTAGTATGTCGTTGCGTATCTTTATATATTTATTCTTTTGTGCGCCCTTGCTGGAATCAATCTCACGTTGAAAAGTCATGTAGATATAACGAGCAAAATGTTCGTAACTCGTTCCTTTATAATCTTTTATCAATTCTGAAACATAATCAGACATATTGCTTGATGCTCCTACCACCTTTTCCACTGATAACCATCCTAGCACCTTTTATTCCATAGTTAGAGCGGTCGCCTTTGTAGATACACATGAATACTGGTTCATAGGCACCACCGATAGAATCCCCATTACTATGAGTCTGTGATGAAGCAACTAACTTATACTTCCCAACTCCAGTTCTAGTGATATTCACCGTGCCCTGAAGAAGAACATCAACATTCTGTATACTTGGACCACCACCATATCCATTACCATAAACTGCCATCATTTTGAGGTTATTATCTTTAATCTTTCTAGCAACAGTTGTTGCGTTAGGCATCTGTGTTCCAAACATTGCTTGGCAAGTTTGTACAAACGCTTTTGTCTCTGGATGAGCTGCTAACATTGGTTCACCCTTTACAGTAATACCACCCCACTGCTGAATTGATGTAGCAGAGGAACCATCCTTGTGAGAAACAAATCCAACCATATTTCCATTCACATCTCTAAAATGAAAGTCGGACTTTGGAGTTCCAGGTGTACTCTCAACATTCACAACCTGATATGTATTCTTACCAACCTGTAGATTTACAAAATCAGATCCAAGTTGATTCTTTATCTGTTCTAGTTTTCTTCTTATAGAACTTACTTCAGCATCTTCAGCAGCAGTTGTATTTTGACTCCTACCAGAAAATACAGAATCCTTGTACAACTGAGTCAATCTGACTTGACCTTTCATTGTAGTGGGAAGAATAATGCTCTGACCTTGCTGATACTGAGAAAGATCGTCAACACTTCTAAGTGTATTAGCAACGGTAGGATCAATCTTTACCTTTTGACCATTGCTTTCCACAAGAGTAAAGTCTCCCCTGCTAGCAATCCTTGTCCTAAACAGGGAAAAATTATTTCTTTTCCTAAGTTCTGCGGGAGATAAACCTGCCATATCCCTTTTTAGGTATTTATGGAGAATAGCGGACTCGAACCGCTGACATCCTGCTTGCAAAGCAGGCGCTCTACCAACTGAGCTAATTCCCCTTGAGATAGTCCTTTTCGGATTGATAAGGAACTATTTCACCAGTGTAATGCTTAATTCCTTCTTGAATGTCTGGAATTAACCACTGGTCAACCCGATAACAGTATTTCCAGTTAACGGGTTGAATACAATTCATTATAACAACTGTCCAGAATGCTGTCAAGTAGTTAAGAATCGTGTACATCTTTTTCTAGTTTTTTAATTCCT